ACTGATATGAGATTAGTAGCTGTTGACTGTGTTGCTGATCCATCGTGCCCCAAAGCATTTGTGAATGGTATTTTAGAGAGCAAACAGTTTGTTGTAGCAGCAGATGGTTCACTTGAAGAATTCTTTGAAAAATTTGAAAATAGTCTTAAAAATTTACCCAGAAAGGAAGTTGAATCATTTTTAAAGGAGCAAATTCTTGGTTTCTTTAAAATGTTAAAAACCAGTTAATTTTTAACTGAAAACAACTAAATAATTATATGCCATTGAAATCAGGAAGCTCACAGAAAGTGATCAGTCAGAATGTTAAGACTGAAATGGATAAATTCAAGAAGACCGGTAAAATCGGAACATCTAAGCCTGAATCCAAAGCTGCAGCACAAAAACAGGCTGTTGCTATTGCTCTTAAGAAAGCTGGCAAAAGCCAAGTTAGTGAGCAGCAAAATATAATTTCCTTTTTAAAAGCGGTTTCTCAGAAAAATTATTCTGAAGCAAATAAATATTTACAGGAAGTGGTTAATTCGAAGCTTAAAGCTAGAATAGAAGCTGCTTCCAAAAGCAAAATTTTTTAATTTATGGAAACAAAAAACATCGTTAACATTCTAAGAGAAGCAACCAAAGATATTCTCACTGAAGATATTCTTAAGGAAATTGAAACAGCTTTTAATGACACAGTCAATGAAAGAGTAACTATTCATGTTGAAAAGGCACTAGCTGAACAGGATTCAGATTATTCCAATAAGCTAGAGAAGCTCTTAGAAGCTATTGATGCAGATCACACAGTAAAATTAAACAAAGTAGTACAAGCAGTTGACGCCGATCGCGCCAAGAAACTTGAAACTGTTGTTGAGAAGTATCAGACTGCTCTTAATGATGAAGCAGCAAAGTTTAAGACCAATTTAGTAGATCAAATCAGCAACTATCTTGATTTGTATCTGGAAGAAAAACTTCCTACAAAGGAATTGCAAGAAGCAGTAAACAACAAGAGAGCCATTGAAATTCTAAATGAACTTCGCGGCACTCTCTCAGTTGATATGGCACTTGCTAAAGAGTCAATCCGCGACGCAGTCGTCGATGGAAAGACCAAATTAGATGAAGCTGCAAAGCAGCTTGAAGACGCCAATTCCAAGGTTACTTCTCTAACAGAGAGCCTTGAGAAGACAAGAGCTACATTAGTACTTGAACAGAAACTATCTGGTTTAAATGCCGAAAAGAAAGAGTATATGAAAAAAATGCTCGACGGCAAGTCAGAAAAGTTTATTGTAGAGAACTTTAAGTATACACTTGGTCTTTTCGAGAAAACCGAAGAAGAACGTCTCCAGAATCTAAAGAACGAGGCTGTCACTGAAACAGTATCAAAAGAAGTTGACAGACCCGTAATCGAGGAATCGAAACAGGAAGCAAAGTCTGCAAGTAATGAACCAGCATTTGGTCTTTACATGTCAGAGCTTGGTAAGTATTGATTTCGCTTTCTGTTGAGGCAGATCCTGAACAGTAAATAAAGGTCGACATTAGTAATAGGAAATTTATACTATTATGGCAAAACAAATCCGTCCTACACAGGCATACATTGATGAGTCTCGCGCTCGTGTGTTGCTTGAGAAGTGGGGTCCAGTATTGGACTACTCTTCCAACAACGTAAGAGCAATCGAAGACGATCACACACGTCTCAATACCGCCATTCTCTTGGAAAACCAAGAAAAATGGTGCTTTGAGGCTAACAACGCTTCCGGTGGTACTGCAGGCGGCCTACCTTATGGTCAGGCTGGCTCAGGCGTATTCGGTGGTGAAACAGGTGGCGCCGGTTCATTCGGCAACCAGTTCCCATCACAGAATGATAACGCATACGCCGCAGGCGATGCTCGTCTTCCGAAGATTCTCATCCCAATGATCAGACGTACGTTCCCTGAGTTGATCACTAACGAAATCGTTGGTGTTCAGCCCATGAGCGGCCCTGTCGGACTTGCTTTCGCACTTCGTTACAAGTATGAGCCTACCAACTTAGGTTATCAGTCTGGTTCGTTGGACGCAAGTTCATCATCCCAGTACTACAACAACCTAAGAGGTCTCTCTGCTAACCCTGAATTGGGTTACCAGTACCTCGACACAAGATTCACTGGTGCTTCGTCATCAGCCTTGTCCGGGGCCACAGGTTTCTTCCAGATGCTCGATCAAGATCGTGGCGTTGCTCAGTTGCTCAGCCAGTTTGAGTTAACAAGCAATATCCCACAGATCGTGGTCAGCTTTGAGAAGACTGCAGTTGAAGCTGGTACACGTAGACTCGCAGCTCGTTGGTCAGTTGAACTCGAGCAGGACTTGAAGAACATGAACGGTATTGATATCGACACTGAGCTCACAAACGCTATGTCTTATGAGCTACAGGCCGAAATCGATCGTGAAATGATCATCAGAATGATTCAGACAGCACTCAACGCCGGTTACGGCCAAGGGTTCTCAGTCTGGTCACCTGCTTCAGCAGACGGCCGTTGGCTCGTCGAGCGCAATCGTGACTTCTACCAGAGACTCATCGTTGAGGCTAACCGTATCGCTGTACGTAACCGCCGTGGTTCAGCTAATTTCGTTGTTGCAACACCTCGTGTGTGCGCAATCCTCGAAATGCTACCTGAATTCCAGTGGGCACCAGTACAGGGTAATGTTAATACTCAGCCAGTCGGAGTTGCAAAAGTGGGTTCCCTCGCAGGTCGCTTCAACGTGTATCGTGATACACGCACAGAGGCACAGTTCGAAGCAAATGCTGGCGGTAATTTCGGTGGCTCGGGTCCATTCCCAGCCAACGGTGTTACAGTCGCAAATACTCGTACAACACGTCTTGAATATGCTCTCCTTGGCTACAAGGGTCCGGAATTCTACGACACTGGTATCATCTATTGTCCGTACATTCCAGTCATGGTGCAGAGAACAATTGGTCCAAATGACTTCGCTCCACGCGTTGGTCTATTGACCCGCTATGGTGTTGTTGACAACATCTTTGGCGCTAATCTCTACTATCATGTCATTATCCTTCAGGGTCTTGGCACAGCATTCCTACCTGGTCAGCAAGCTGTTTACTTCTAAACAAAGTACTCACTTCTGTCCTGATAGGCAGGGGATCAAAAGAAAATATTTTCACCTGGTCAGTCCCAGGAAATTTAAAAAAGGGCCTCTTGCGGGGCCCTTTTTTTTTGGAAAAAAAACTATATAATGGAAAAAAGTGTAAAATCTAGAATAAATACTTTATATGGCAACAACAGTAACAGCTCCTTTTTCTACTAATGCTACCAATACTGCTACATTCAACAGTGCAGTTTCTTCATTTACAGCTTATATTCCAGCTTCTGGTTTAATTGATAGTAATTTCCCAACAGGGGTTCTATCCGGCAGCAGCACAGTTTACAGTGGGTCTCTTTCATTTGTACTCACAGCCATAGCTGGTAACACCATTGCTGGTGGAAATACATCTGTGTTATTGACCCTGTCAGGTGCACCTGGTAATAATCTTTTCTACGGCTTTGTCAAATCAAGCTCTTACATACCAACAACAAGAATAGCTACATTTGCTATTGGATTCTTTGGTTCTGATTTTATCAGCACAACCGTTAACCTATCAGCTAACGGTGTTTCCAATGTGGTTGTTGCAGATCCAACTCTTACATCACCATTTGAAATAGCATTCCAATACGTACCAGGCTCTGACAATGATGTGCTTGGTGGCAATGTTTCTTACATACACACTGTATCAGACTTCCTCAGAAGACTGAATCTTAACGGCTAATTACTGCCGCGGTGTTTTAACAAAATACTTGTATTGATCCACAAGCACTTTATCTAGTAATTCTGCCTTGTTTGCTCTGGTAGGATTAATATCAATGCCACCTCTGCGCACATACAAGCATGATACTACAAGTTCTTCTGGTTCAAATCTGTCATAAATTCTCTTGTAAATTGTTTCACAAATTTCTTCATGAAAGTGACATTCGTCTCTGAATGATACAATGTACTTTAATACAGAAGTTGTATTGAACAAATGCTTACCTTTGTAATGAATATAAACATCACCCCAATCCGGCTGCGATGTCACCCTGCAATTACTCTTCAATAGAGCAGAATGAAATCTCTGAACTCTTGACTCAGCAAGCAACTCAGTACTCAGCAAATTAGGATTCTCCTTATAATCTGCAGTCTCAATAGTTGTAACGTCAATGAGTTTCTCAAGAGTAGGATAAGAACCATTACTAAAGATAGGCGGATAATAAACACTATCATCAACTGCAGCGGTCAAACGAACATAGACCCGTACTTCTGTTTCTAATAGATTAGATAGATCAGTAGCAATTTTTGCTTGTAGCTCATTCAACACATGCACAACATTGCCGCTGAATACCTCCATGTTGAAAGAATTCATGTACAGCTTAATTGACTTGGATTCCACAATATATTTGTTGTTAGCAGGATACACAATCTTAGCTACAGCTGCAATGGGCATGCCGTGATCTGTTAAGCATGAAACTTCATATGCATTCCAGATATCATAACCTGCAAAGGGTGGTGCATCATCACTGATATCCAAGTGTTTTCTGTTATTAGCCCGGGGCTCTCTAACGAGAAGAGATGGATCATAGGTACTCTTGTATCCTGTTATTCTGCCCAGATGCTTTGATATGTTGCTGTTATCTAATTGCGTATTCATTAAGTTTTATTTTAATTGCTTCCATTCGATCTTCCACTGTTCCTTTTAAAATAGTTACCTTTCCCTTCAACCTTTCATCTGACAACCAAAAATTTTCATACTTATCAATAATTGCATCTCTAAATTCTTTATTAACACTTCTCTCACCATCATCAACTAACGGAACATCATGAGGACTTGGATAGAAAATATGATCATACCTATGAATATGATTCACATAATACATCAATCCCAAGCTATTGGACACAGGAAAATCGTTTAATCTATCCGTTGCAAAATAACTCGTAAACACCATGCCATCCATCAGACAGCGATCATGCAATATGCCTTGAAATCCAAACCCCTTATAGTTATAAAACAAATTCTCATACTCTTTATTGAGAATTAAAGTTTGAGTTACATCATTTGCACCAGCTTCATTAATATCAACTCCATGCTCACGTTTAATTAGCCTCGTAACTTCATCTATATAGCAAAGCTTTGAACCGTAGTACTCCTTACACTTCTTTAAAAGAGTAGTCTTACCTGAACACTGTGGACCTGTAAAAGTAAAAATCATTTGCCCCACTTACCATTATATACTATTTCTGCAATAATGCCATACACAGAAGAGTCTCTAAATGCATCCATGACAGGTTCATTAGCCGAATTCATGGCTTTCTTTTTTAAGACTAAATTAATTAGACGCTGAATTTTGTCATTGAGACGCACCACAATGGCAGAAACCGCTGCAAATTTGTCCTCTTGTTTCACCAGATCAGAACCTAAAGAAATATTGCCTGGACCATAATCAAACTGTTTTTTGCAAAATGTTTCGTACAATTCAGCTTGTATTTTTTGAAACTCTTTGCATGTTTCTGGAAAATTTTTCTCAACGTATTTAACAATGTCTTCTTTGTTCATAATCTTACCCCGTATGGTACTTTACTTAAATTGAGCGCGCCAAGATTGCAACCACCAGCATAACTAATTGCACTCTGCAAGTCTTGCTTTATCTCTTCCATCTTCTCGAGATATGTAAATGTATCAGTTTCCATAAGCTTCATTGTACCCTCAATATTTTTCTTTTCAATTTTATTTTGTACACTTGCAGAACCAAAGTATTGCTTGTATCGCCTCCCATTTGCATCTTTAACGAGCGGTGCAGGACTATCGGAGCAAGCAGCAAATACAGATCCACACATCACCATGCTCGCACCAGCTACAAGAGCTTTAGCAATATCACCATTGCAGCGCACCCCACCGTCAGCAATAATAGGTACATTTCTATCTTTAGCACATTCTATTATGCAGCTAAACATGGGATATGTAAATCCTGTTTTATCTTTAGTAGTACACGCATACCCACCGCCAATGCCGGCTTTTATAGCATCAGCACCAACATTATGCAAATATTCAACACCCTGAAAAGTTGCAACATTACCTGCAATGATCTTTGCATTAGGTAGCACTTGCTTAATATGTTTAATTTGATCTGCTACTTTTGAATGATGACCATGTGCAACATCAATCGTTATAAAGTCAACTCTCATCATGCTCTGTGCGATGGATGTTAATAAGCTCCTATCTTTTTGCTGTATTCCTACGCTTATGGAGATGGTATGAAACTCTTGAAGATTAGCATAGCGTACAAAGTTGTTTATATCTTCATCAAACCTATGCATGATATAGAAATAGCCATGCTTATCCAGGAGCTTGCATATATCCACATCAATACAACACTTCATATTAGCAGGTACAACTGGTAGCTTAAATGTACGAGATCCAAATATTATATCTGTATCAATCTCTGCTCTGGATTGCACTGAGTTAAAATTCGGCTTGAGAAAAACATTTTCATAATGCAAAGATAAATCCATATTAGCGCTCTAAAATTTTATATGCTATGAAAAAGCTTTTCCACAGATCAAGTGCAGTATCTCGTAATACTCCATAAACACCATCTAATGACAGCCCCTCAATACTTGTGCCCTGGCTCATTAGTATCTCTCCCTCATCAACACCCGGTACCACTCTATGTATTACACACCCTGCTAATTTATACCCCTCAGTAAAAGCTCTTTCTTGTGGATTGAATCCCTTTAATGCAGGATACCTATCAATTAACCCGGGATGCAAGTTATACATTTCATATTTCTCACAAATCTCTTTGGGGATAATTCTTAGAAATCCGTGCAACGTTACTACAGGGTTTTTAAAGCAGCTCAAAGCATTCTCATAATCACTTATTGCTGGCTTCTGTGGCAGTTGAATCCAGATATTTTCATTAAGTTTTTGTGATCTAAATTTTGTTATTTCAATTAACTTTGCATTTGTTTTTACGTGACCCTGCTTATTTGTTACAATACAATCAGGGTACATGCCAAGTGCATTACTGAGATCGTTTATCTCAGTACCTGTTTGTGAGAAAAATGTTACCCAAGGTCTCATCTACGAACAATCTTCTTAAACATTGTAGTGTTATATTTTACAAGTTCAAGCTGATCATCTGTAAAATTATGTGTAATGAGGTCAGCTAATTTAGTTGATGGTTTATTATCCAATCCATAATCAGCATCATACTTCAATCCATGTATAGCAGCAACAACGGGATTGCTAGTATCGCAACTAACAATATTCCAAATATTTCTATCCACATAGTATCTAAACTCCTTAGCTAAAGAACAACCAAGTAAATGATGAGGTTTGCTCCAATTCCATACCCCGTTACTTATTAAATCATTAATAAAGCGCTGACGGCCTGTACACCATTTCTCGAGGTGCGATTTACCTTCACCAGTAATTTGGTAATAACTAAAATCAAAACTAATTGCAATCATATCAGCATTGTCGGCCATAAACTTGTAGCATTCTTTCAATTCATGCCAAGTTTTACCTTGTACAGCGCCAATGGCTTTTGTTAAAAAGCTGTCCTTAATGTCACTTGTATAACTCTCAAATGCCTTGAAGCTTTGCATTGTGTCTTGAGCATCTTCTAGAACATCTGGCACAATGAACATATTTGGCTTAATTTCTTTAGCTTTCACCCAGAACTCACGACTATCAAAAGCTTTGCCCAATTCAAAAATTGAATTATCAAGCAGCACTTCTCTATTGTAAATAGATCTAGCTGATTTAAAAAAGTCATTATAAACAGGATATTGATCCAGAAGATGTACAAGACAATAGTCAAAATCATTATAGTCTCTAGAGAGATCAAGTATAGACACAGGAGATTCATGAGATACTTTCATTAGCATAATACCATTATACAAGTAAATAATAATATATCAACAATGAATTATCCACAATATTACGGTAATTACCTGGGCATAGTTGTACAGAATAACGATCCACTTAAACGCGGTCGCGTCAAAGTTTTTGTACCACACATTTCACCCACTGTATACAAAAATTGGACAGAAATTAAAAGGGACAAGAAATTTAAATTCGTTGGTGTCAACACATACAGTGATTTAACAGATGTTGTGGAGGATTTAAAAAAGATTCTGCCATGGGCTGAGTGTGCTGCCCCTCTAGCAGGCCAATCAAGCAGCGGGCGGTATAATGTGTATCAAAATACTGGCTCCATAAGCAGCAGCAACAAGTTACCCACAACAGTATCTAATCTTTCATCTTGTGAAATAACACCAGAAATTTTAACCAAATATACGCAAAATCGTGATGGAATTGGTGAGAAGCCAGGCAACATATATGATGCAAATTACTTCCGACTCAATGATGCATTCAGTGACCCCAAGCAAACAAATGTTAACAATGTTAACAAATTGAGCTATGCCTATACACCAGAATGCTATAGTAACAGCGCCAATGGTGCTTTTGCTATCCCCAATGTAGGATCTCATTTGTGGGTATTTTTTAATGCCGGCGATCCACTAAGACCAGTTTATTTTGCTTCTTCATTTGGTGCTGAGGATTGGAGAAGTATTTTTGATGCTGGTAGTGCACGCTCAACAGATTTTTCCATTGTAACAGGTGCTAGTCAGGGCATGGATTACCCGGGTGAATATGAAAACAAAAGACTTGCTGCAAACGAAGAATATAATATCAATACAGAAAATTATCGCAACAAATATGTTATTAACCAGAAAGGCGGTACATTACAATTTGTAAATTCTGATAATCGAGAGATGCTGAAGATGACTCATTTCTCCGGCTCGTTCAAAGAATTTAATAATTATGCAAATATTGAACTAGCAACTGCTAATGATCAAAAATTAGTAATAGGAGATCAGTTCTTAACAGTACGCGGTGATAGAAATGAATATACTGAAAAAGATCATGACTTCTTAGTCAAAGGTGATTATTTTAGAAAAATTGGTAATTTGAACGCTGACCTAGCTAAGCAATGGAAAGCCATTGTAAGTGAAATTGCAGATTTAAAACAACTGTTTGATATTCAACGTACCAATGGTTCAAGTACTGGTGTTCCTAAGCTTTCATCAAAATTACAGAAAAAATTAGGCAGAGCTGCACCTTGTCCAGTGTGCTCTGATCCTTTTAATACATATTTTTATTATAATAATTCTTACCTGCCTGTAGGATTCACTAATCAAGTAAACGGAACATTAGCTGACAGTGGCGGTGATTACTTGTACTCCATGTCCATCGTGAATGGTGTTTCACTGCCCAGTGTTAGGTACCCTGGTCTTCTAGGCACAGTAAACTACACCAGTCCTAATAACGTGCTAGGTGGCTCCATTGATGGGTCTGTGTGGCCATCAGGCAACGGTCGCATCTTTGGCGCCAAATGCCCATGCTGCAATGGTACAACTCTGAGCCCTTCATCCTATGCAGGAGACTGGGTAGCTGATGGTAGAAAGTCACAAGTAACAGCTAAGATTAATAATCAAATTGCTACCTTGGCTGAAATAGAAAAGAAAATGGGTCTGGGTGGTAATGAAATTGTTGAAATTACCAAACACAAAATTGAAACAATTGGAACAGTTATGAATGATTTTGGATCAATTAGAGTTGATCCACAAGGAAAAATCTTCATAACAGATGTACAGATAGCACCATATGGAGTATTCTATAACCGCCAGCCATCGCCACTCATTGAATATGTGCACGTGGATGACTTACCTGGTGGTAATTACACACTTAATGTATGCAATCGTTACAATGTGCAAGTAGGCTCTGGTGGTATTAACCTAAAAACATATGGACCGCTTAACATTGCAGGTGCTATTACTAATGTAGCTGGTGAACAAGTTAATATTGCCAGTGAAAATGAAGTAAACATTGACGGTGGTAGAAGATTATCACTCATTGCTGATATCATTAGCATCAGACAGAGAAACAGAAGACAAGTCGTAATTGAAGGCAATTTAGGCATTACTGCCAATGCTACTGTAGCGGGCTCAATTCATGTGGAAGGTGAAATCTTTACTAACCATGTAACCGCACCAGTGGAAATACAAGCTACAGAGCAGTCTACTGTGTATGGTGCAGCAGCTACAGACTTCAATAATAACAATGGCAAGATCATTGGCTTTGGTGTGCCCATGTCAAGGTTGGCTCTTAAGAATAGACTAGGCAAGTTTTATACACCTAATCAAGTGAGCACTGCATACATTGGTAAGACAGACAGCACTGTATATGTTGGCAAAACAGATGATACACAAATTATAGGATACTTAAGAGTAGCTCAAGTAAGCTCAATAATTGACGGTGATGACCAAGCTTGTAGCGCCCTTGCAGATATACCAATTTATGGTAGCAATATTAACTGTGTTAAGGGAACTGATCTTAATGGTGTGTATGGTTCCAATGAAGGTGGCACAGGTGCATCAGCTGAATCAATGCCCATCATTGTGTATGGTACAGGGCGTGATGATGACAGTATCAAGATGGACCCGCATAGTCATTTGTTTAAAAACTTACCACTTACACTTTATGAGACAAATAGTGAAGTGAGAAATGCTGCTAGCAACATTAACGACGGTGCTCAGGTCTGCTGTAACCCTGTTACAAATAATCAGAAATAAACTTATCTGGTTTTACGCCAATTAATGCGGTGATGCATGCACCAATCTAACAAGGCCACTTCAAAACCAACATCTTTGCCCTGCTTCTCAGAAAGACACCATTTGTGCTTGAGTATTTCATCTCTTTCAGCTGTGAATTCCCTATAAAGCGCTGTACTTTTTAACTGCATCTCTATCCCTGATAGTGTGCTGTGCACATGATTATTTATAGTATATGCTCAACAGTTCGTAAGCAACAACAAAATATTATATAAAAACAAACCATCTCTAATATACTAGTAACTATCAAAATAGTTCCCGCCAACCCACCCCTAGTATATCAAGTATAACTGCTCCTTCGAGAATATTTATTTTTGATCAGCTAGTTTTTTTAATATACTATCAGCAACATGTTGCTTATCATCCTGCAGGTGGGATTTACATTGTGGTAAAATAGCTTCTAACCATCGAGACTTGAAGCATCTGATCAAATCCATATTAACATTGCAGTTGAGTTGCTGCAATACATTTTGACATAGGAAATAAATTAATGATAATTCTTCTTCGTCTAAAGTATCAAGAAAGTTTTTGGTGATCATTTAATTCTTTAATAAAGTTATTAAGCTTGAAGCTTGTGTTTGTTTTGTTGCTCAATACAAATATAGTATAATACCCAAGTCGCTGAAAGCTAGGACAGACATCATCAAAAGAATTTGCATAAAGGTCTTCTAGATTACATGTCTCTTTAACCATGTCAGCAGCATATCTACCATCAATTGGGTAAATACCTTTTTGCAGAAAGCTAAAACAATCATCACATGTTAAATTGTATTCACTCAAAAGATTTTTATAAAATTTTAAATTTACTTCTGCAGGCAACGTTAAGTTGAGTTGCTCTAGCTGATTAATCAGCGGAATATATTTCGATTTAGCTGTTAATTTTAATCCACGTAAAAACATGGGCTGAATATTTTTTGTTGTAAGAAAATGAATATAGTTTACTGGATTGTAAGACTTTTTAATTTGCAGGCGCTCTTGATCATACTTGTTTTTAATAATAAACCCAATCATGACTGTTGGGTAGTCATTCTCATATAAAAATTGAAAACCATCAGTGTTCACAGGTTCACCTGCGAAACTAATATCAATGAAGTTCATGTAGTTATGATAACTACATTATTTTCAAGATCAATGGGATATTATCCTCTTTTTAAGAATTCAGATAATAGCAAGACGAGTAGCGAAGTTGCTGAAGCGATAATGGATGTTGTAATTGCTGTTCTGAAACTCCATTGGCTATGTGAGTTAGCAGATTTTTTAGTAAATTCTGTAGCTATTTGTGAAGAGATATTTGCAAATTTTTCTGTTACAACTTCTGTAATATTCTTAAATTTGAGTCCCATTTCCGATTCCAATGCTTCAAGTTTATGCTCTAGCATAGTTTCCAAAGAATTAATTTTACTCTCTAATTTAGAAACCTGTGATACAAGTGATGGAGAGCCATTGCCTTGATACACAGTCTTATAAAGACTTTCAAGTTCCTTCTTTACTTGAGTCAATTCTTTAGTATGTGCTGAACTTTTTGCCATAAATTATGTTACTGTAAAGGAATAAGAAAGTATGCCTCTTGGCAGAGTATATACTCTTCCTTCAACACGCCCTTTTGCGTATTTGATTACAATAGTTACTTTATCGTTTGTAACTATTGGACCGTTGATAACTTCAACATTGCCTAAATTTATAGAGTAGCTCTTAATGCCTGTTGTAACATCGAACACTTGCAACACGTTACGACCCTGAAGAACTGCTGTATATAACACATTCGGCAAAGAAGCTTTCTTTAGCATATGAAATATTTATGTTGTTTATGAAGTGTTTTTAATAAATAATTCTGTACTATGGCCAATCAGTTAACCAAGATTCTTATTAGACGTGGTAGTGATGTACAGAGAAAGACCGCCAATACAGTAGGCATAGCTTTTGATTTAGGCGAACCGGCATTCACATTTGATACCAAGAGATTGTATGTTGGCGACGGCATTACGTCTGGTGGTATTCCTGTAGGTGTCAGAAACTTGGGATCTGTCGGCTCACTCTTTGGCAATGATACTAATGGATTCTCAACTGAAGCAGTTAATGTGTTTGCACTAAGCGGATGTGAAGTAGGCGATTTAATTTATGATAGAACAACTCGAGTTCTTTACAGCTTGTCAGCAAGAAGCAACAATCCACCTAACCCACCTCTTTCTGCAAATTTAACCAAGTATGATACAGCTGCTCTTGTGGACGGGTCATACATTACATATAATACAAGTAGCCAGCTCACACTTATAGATAATTCTATTGATCCAACAAAAGTAAGTTCATCCATAGCTGCACCAGGTGGTGGTCTGCAGAAAGTCTCAAATGTTGCTGGTATTAATATTGCACCAAATGGTGTTTTAAACACCATGCTCGATAACATGCCTGGTAATTCAACAAAAATTAATAATACCGGTTCGTCTAATACTCCAAATGATGTTGTTGTGGGCATCAATCAAGTAGTAGGCCGCACAGCTACTTCTGCTCTTACAGCTATTAACTTTAGTGAAGTTGTAGCTGCAGCTGATTTTTATGGTACAAATGGTATTGTTATTGATCGATCCAGCGGCACACCAGTCATATCTCTAAGCTCAGCAACATTTACTCTTGCCAGTAATACCATTACAATATCACAACCACTCACATTAACTCAAACACTCAGGATAAATGGTGCAGCAACAGTAGGATCTTCACTAAGCGCACTGGGTATCATTTACTCAGCTAATGATATCATTGCTTTCTCCACATCTGATGTGTCTCTCAAAGAGAATATAAAAACAATAAGCTCACCATTAGATAAGCTTGACAAAATATCTGGATATAATTTTGATTGGAAGACAAGTGAATATGAGCATCTCAAAGGATCTGACGTGGGTGTATTGGCTCATGAAGTGGAGCAAATTATACCTGAGGCAGTAACCACCCGTCCCAATGGTATTAAAGCTGTTAATTATACAAAAGTAATACCTCTCTTAATTGAAAGTATCAAGCAATTAAAACAAGAGGTAACAGAGTTAAAAAATGAAAAGCTTTAAAAGCTTTTTTGAAGCTAAGATATCACCTTTTGTAGCACGCACACAACAGACAGCTGCAAGCCCAGGTACAAACATAGGCATGACATCTGGTGACTTGTTGAACACATTTCCTAGCTCAATCAAGCAAATTTCTATTGCATTGCCTAAAAAGAAAAAAATTAAACTGCAGAAAAAAGTTTAATAATACCCTGAGCTCTTCTGCCCACTTGTGTGGCCCATTTGCTCTTTTGCAATTCACCAGCAGCTGAATTGTAATCACCACTAGCTATATGTTCTTTTGTTTTAACAAACTTACTGAGTCGAGTATACCCCAAATTAAAGGATAAATCTAGAATACCTAATTTGATATTCTTTGGTAGACTATCAAATTGTGGCACCCATTTCTTAGCATCTTGATAGGCAATTCCCAATGTGATACGAAATATATCTTTTATTTGATCGTCGGTCAATGCTTGTTTGCCGCTCAAGATAGCATCATAATCTGCACCAGCTTGTGCTGCTATCTTCTTTGCATCAGGCCTTAACAGATTTAGACCAATTCCTATGGTAGGTATGCCGCGTGAATCATTATAAACATAAGGGCGGTACCCTTCATGGTCTTTTATGAACGCATAAACATCATCAAATGTTAGCTTGGTATTAACCACTCTCTGTATCATAGCAGGAGGTGGTTCTGCAGGTGGAGGAGCATCACCAACTGCTTCCAGTATTTGTTTTACGGCTTTATAAAAACGCACATAAATATTTAATTAAGAACAGCTACTTTTACGATCTTAGGGTTGCTGTTAGCGAAATTTATGGCATCACTCTTCTTAACAAAAAACACATCAATTACCGGTAATTTTCCCCCAGAAGCTGTCTTACTAACAACAGCACTGCCTGTGTCTACAGCTTTAACTAATCCCACGTTAGGAATTAACACTTCCTTGGTATATGGTATGATTCTGGGGTCTACTGCAATTGAATCTCCTTGTTTGAGTGTATGACCAGTAGAACTCCTCAATCTTCTGCTATCTGCATCAGTACCACTGCCTCGTGCCCAATACACCGTGAGTCTCACAGTTAAAATTTTAAGATTGGAGCCAGCTGTCTTAGGAATAAGCTCCCCATTAAATTTGATACCATTACTTTCAATTTTTAGTTTTTTAGCCAATAGAGCCTCTTTCTGCGGCGTTATATTTTTTAATTTATTCTTCACGCACAGAATGCTCAATGGAGATTTAATTTCAGCATACGAAAATGTACTAAAAGATGCTGTGGATGCAATTAATGCGATTATTAGCATGATTAGCTTGTTTGTTTTTGTGTTTGTTTTCATAAGAGTAAGAAGTGCCAAATGTGGCAACGATGCCCTAAGGGCATGAAATCTGTTTTACTTGTAACATTATTTATTCTATGTTACAGGGTTCCCAAGGGAAGGCAAGCCATGTTTTTTGGCTAAATTCTTTAACAAAGAAGTCTGGCCTAAATAATGTCTGCTTTTTTACATACAAACATGCTGCTTTAATCTCTTTAGACTCAAGAATGCCCACAGTATCAATGAAGCTACTGCCAGTGTCTGAAAGATCATCCATGATAATAACTTTATTGAGTTTTTCGAAACTTGGCACTTGATAGATTTCTTTAACTATCTGCTCTTGATTCAGATACGATTTATAGCCCAAGCTAAATACTTTCTCAATACCGAGCAAATGACTCAGCATGACTGCAGGCACCAGTCCACCGCGACTCAGACCCAAAATGTTGTATTCTTTATATTCAGGTAGCTGCTCTTTGATTTGATTAGCTAGCTTGCTACAATCATTGCCAATTGTTTTCCAGCTTAGTTTTCTAATGCTCATTCAACCATAATAACGGAACTATATTAAAGTTCAATTAAAAAAGGTGTCAGATATTTTTGCGGTATGTGTCTACTTGCTCCAAATTAGCCTTGGCGCGCTCTACTATAGTATGCAAATATTTCTTGTAGTCATTTGCAGGCATGTCATTAATAATATTAGTAAGCGTACCAATAGTTGTTATTAATGAAGCTCTTAACAGACCAATGGCTTTGTCATCACTGTCAATAGCTTCTTGATTCTCGTCTCTGTAAGTTGCTAATGGCTGTTGATTGGTAGCTAGAATACTGAACCGGTTATCGTGATTCATACTGGCCGGTGGATTCACTTGAACTGATTTAGCCTGGTAGGCTTCTACAATAGCTTTTATGTCCTTAGTCACCTAAGTATTTATGTGGATGACAAGTATGAATTTGATACACGCAAAGAAGCTGCCGAATATATAATTGATCATTGGGAATATTATAAAGTTTGTGATGGATGTGATTCTATTGTAACACTCAAAACTCGCATTTGCCCAGTGTGTGCTACTTATAGATTTGACGCAAGCAAGAAGACAGTAGTATCTATGGCCAAAGAATTAAGCAAACACGATCAACGAAGCTTGCTGCATGATGACTTATTCTAGATAGAGATACTCGTTTAAATGTGCTGATAGGTATATAACGCGCTTCATTATCTCATCTTTTGTTTCAGTATTCCTTGTCTTTTTAGCTTTAAGATACATGTCAATAATCATGTCAGCAGTAACCTTCTGTGTTCCTTGAGGCTGTTTATTATTGCCTTTCACACATGTATTTATCTTTATTTTAAACATGCAACTAGTTGATTTTTAAAAGCTTACTATAATTACTAGTATGAGTAATACAGCCGATACATTTAAAACCTTAGTAGAAACATTTGCCGGAGACTATGAAAAGTTTCAAGGCGGCAACAATGCAGCAGGTACCCGCTCCCGTAAGAGTTTGCAGGAGATTATCAAGCTAGCTCGTGACACTCGCAAAGCTATTCAAGAAGAGAAGAATAGCCGCAAGAACAAATAAGCTGTTTCTAGATATTCATAAGAATAAATATTCTTGTGAATCAAGATGCAAAGCTTATCTTTGAAGCTTATAATAAACGTCTTAACGAAGGCTTGTTCGATCAAGCCCGCGCTCAAGCAGCAAGTGCAGTTGGCACAATCAAGGGTCTAGGTCAGCAAGCTGCTGGTGTTGTTAAAGGCGCCATAGCTGGTGCTGCAGGCAATGTGGCTGGTGTGCAAGCAGCTGCCGCACAGCGTCAGCAAGGAGCACTTGCTGGTCAAGTTGCAAAGATTGAAAAATATAGAGCCATTGCTGCTAAGAAGCTAGAAAAAACATCACAAGAAATTTTTAACGATCTTAGAAATCTAGGTGTTGATTTGAAAGGCATATCTTCTCGTGGTGTGAATGTGTTTGTTAATAATCTAAACAATGGCTTCAATCAGCTCATCAAACAATTAGAAGCTGATGCAGCTAATATTGCAGCAGTAGCTGGTCAGCAGCAACAAACCCAAGCACAAGCCAAAGTGCCCATGGGTCAACAGATACCGCAGCCAGTAACATCACCAGCAGCTACTAGGATAGTTCCAAGAACAAGTTAAGCCCGCTCTTTGCGGTGAATACGGCGCATGGTATTAATAATGTGGTCAGCTAATTCATCATTCTTACAGCACTGATAAATAGAATCCACAAGAATATAAGCTGCATGATTAGCTTTGCGAGGTGTATCAATATGATTCATATTGATTGTACGACCAGCTTTTGTTTCATTCTGTTGTGAGAAGCTAGGCTTGTTAGCCACAGGTTGTGCGCTTAATGCAGGTGGTGGAGGAACAGCAGCAGGAATCTTTAGATTGGTCTGCGGCACAATGGCTTCAGTATATAGGTTGTTTAATTCTTCAACGTAACTCACACATATACTTATGCTCGCGCGTATTACTTGCTCAAAGCAGCAGATAATTTCTGCTTGAGCTGCAACACGTACTTACCAACAAAACCATCGATAGCCTTATTGGCTCCATCAATACCAGTAGTATCAATGATGCGTTGCAATTCAGCAGTATCAAACAAAGCTGTAAATGTTTCAAGCTCTTTGTTTTTGTCAGTCTTAATAGATGTTTCAATAGCTATTTTCATATGAACTATTTAACAATGCAATAAACAATAGCAACTCAATCGTGCTTCTGTGTTTTAATAGTTTTTTTATCTGACTGCTGTTGCTTGAGACGAATCATGTGCTCCAACACATGCTGGTAGTATTTGCTGCTACTATGGCCAAGATGAAATAAAATTTCTTCGCATTCCTTGAGGCTGAGTCGATTCACTTTCTTCTTGTGTGGCATGCAATTATTTAATCTTACTCTGCCGCAAAAGAATTAATATGGCCGTCGTTTTTTACCTTTATCTGATCGAATCTTGCGCGCATTAACACCACAAGACTCCCTTAGATATTTGGCATGGGAAGCAGTAGCTGTCTTGGCTCGGGGCGTACCTGATACAAATTTACGATGCATAACATGATAATAATGTGTTTTTAACAAGAATCAATTAAATAAATATTACTATGGCAGTATACTATCCAGACTTCAATAGTTTTCGCAGAGCACAACGAAGTGCACTAGATAAAACAAGTAACTATGAAGCAGTAATGAGGCGGCTGGGCCAAGCACAGGCTGCACAAACTATGACTGTGATGGCCACTGATCCCAATCAAATAACAACACTCAATGGTGAACAAAATCTCACTACGTTTGATGGCTCACCGTTGCTAACATTTGGAGCATAACATGGCAACATTTGCAAGTTTTAATAGAGCCGATTCACCAGCAGCAGCAGACTTCATTGTTGGATACAATGCTGCAGGTACTGCAGAACAACGCACCACAGTAAATGATCTACTCAGCACAGGGCTTGCATTGTATAATAGCGATAAATGGAATTCAAATTTTACTACTACCAATAGTAACAGCGCCAATTGGTCTTCTGCTTATACCACCCTTAATGCTGCTAGTGCAGTAACAATAGTTGATGGTGGTAATACCAGAAGTGCTAACATAGCTATAGGAGCTAGAGATGCATATAATGTTGCTTTAAGAACAAATAATGCAAACAGGGTTTGGATTTTGAGCTCTGGAGAAGTAGGCATAGGGCCCTCTCTTTCAACTTTAGTTAATTTAATAAATTCATCCAGCTCAGATGCTCCTAGATTGACAGTTGGTGGTACCATCTCTTCCACAGGTAATCTATTTTCTTCTGGCTTTGCTACGTTTGTAAAAAATGCATCCTATCCAACATTAAGCTCCACTCTTACCAATAATTCTGGTTATTATAATTCTCTGGGTACATTTGCATCTCCTGGTGGTTTTATTATTAAAGGCCATTCCCCCACATATGATAATTCTCCACAAAACCTGCCCGGAAAAGGAACTTATGGTTTATGGATACAAAATGTAGATAATTTTGACCCAGGTACAACATTTGCAAGTGATGGGCGCGGTCAAGTAACACATGCCATGGCATTCCGCGCAGGTATTAATAATTTCACTGCTGGTGCAGATCATAATCATGTGCAATGGCAGGGTGCACCTTCTAACAATACACAAGCATGGCAAATGACCAATGGTGGTTCACTGGGTGTGTACGGATATGGTAACAACACATACTCACAAAGATTCTTAGTACATACATTACCTCAATATCAGATATCTACTACCATCACAGCTACCAGTGGTAATTTTGATACCAGAAACGCCAACTTAGTAACTGGTACAGACAGAGTCTCTGGTGTTGTTATTTTGCTAGATGCATACTCTGCACCAGCAAATTATAATCTCATCACTCCCGGATCTGTAGTGGGTGTTACTTTGAATCCCGGATTGGTTGGATTGGTGGCTGTTATTTATAACACACAGTGCACTCAAGTATCAGCAAATGCTGCTGGTCTTACAGCTTATCAGCTTGATTTCTTTATTGGCAATGGTAACAACTGGGTGCCAGCTCAAAGAGGCATCCAGCCCATTAATCTACAGTCACGAACCAATGGTGGTAACCCTGGTGTCAACTTGATCACCAGTCAAGTGGGCAGCAATCCAAGCACTCAATATGTGGGCATCACGGGCAGTTATAGAAACATGAACAAGCATGCACTGGCTCGATTCACCACTGCATCCATTCTTACTGCATTCAAACCAGGCTCACCATTAACCTTGTGGATACCCACTGCCATGCCATCCACATCTCCCATTGGCACCGGCTTCATCACATCAGATAAAATTTCTACTTTTGCACAAGGCACATTCCCCACTGGTGTGCGCACTGGATACTTTGATGCTTATGTGATCAATGTGAGTGGCACAGACATGGAATTTGCATTGTGTAACTTGATGGATTCATATGGATTTGAAAACAGATTCTGGCCCATATCCGCCACAGGTAACGCTGGTTGGGTGCTGTATGGTGGCACACAAGACACTGTGCATCGCCCCACATTTGGTACTGCAGGCTTCTACTTTGAAAGAGAGCCATGGTACTTTGATGGTACCAATTTCTTGAGTGGTGGCATGGTCAAGTGTGTGGGCTTGGGTACATCTGAAGTGTATGGAAATTTCTCATATGGATTAGGGTTCCGTGGTGCAGTACTAGGTCAGAAGTCTGGCACATTTGCCGGTGATTACAATGCAGTGTATGGTGACAATTCAGTAGCACTGGGTGGTAGCAATCTCATTTCTACAAGTGGCAATCAAGTGGTCATTGGCACATTCAATGATCCTAACACCAATTCATTGTTTGTAGTGGGCAGTGGCACGGCAGATAACAACAGAAAGAATGCATTTGAAGTCACTGGAGATGGTGATATCAAGACATCCAGATTCAATATCAGAAGCTCCTCTCTCATTGCAGCTGCTGGTAGCAATCAAGCTACTGCCACAGAAATAACAACAGACATTGTTGCTGTAACTGGTGGCACAGGTGGCATAAGACTGCCCATTACTGGTGGAGGCCATGTCATATTTGTGCAGAACATTGCACCTTCCAATACTGTAGTGTATCCTCCAGTGGGTGGAAGCTTCCGTGTATTTGGTGCAAGCTACACCTTTACTGGTGAAAGTGCAGTCTGGTTCATAGCTCTGAGTGCCAATGGCTACTCAGTAAGATTTGCCTAACGCTATGCCTAATGTACCCAATTATAATGACTTGCAGCGACAGCAGAGAATAGCTCTGGATAACAACAGTAGCTACAAAGCCGTGATGCAGCGCCTGGGCAACCCACAAGCTGTACTGTACAATCCCATTGTGGAAACAACAAGAGTCTTCAATGCAGCAGGTGCATTGATTGCTGCAGTTGCAGGCAATATTCCTCTGTTTTGGGTTCAGAATCAAACTGCAGTAACTGCAGTCTCTTTTGCCAGTGACAACAGCATAACAAGCATTGGAACAGGTGCATTCTATGGCACCAGCATAACTTCAGCCATCATACCCATGGGTGTGACTACCCTTGGCGGGCAATCATTCTCATTTTGTACTAGCTTGACCAGTGTCACTATTCCCAGCAGCGTTACTCGCATTGACGAACTAGTGTTTGGAGCTTGCACCAATTTGAGTGCAGTGAATTGTTTCACCACGCGAACAGCTTTTACTAATTTTGCTGTGTTTAATGGTACTGCTAGTCCGTTAACTATTCGTGTGCGCGAATCTGATGGTACTTGGACTGCAGGCAATCAAAGCTTCCAAGGCAATGCCAATGTGAATGTGATAAAAAACCTGTAATTTTTTTTGGCCAAATGGCCGGTCCCCTATCCTTTAGCTGCGCAGCAGCTGCGCCGGCCCAGTTTGTTTAGAAAGCTACTGCATATAAATAACAGTATGGCTAATGTGCCCAATTACAATGATTTGCAGCGATTGCGCCGGCTGGCCATGAATGATGTGGCTAGCTACAAAATGGTCATGCAGAGACGAGGCACACCACAAGCCACAGTGTTTGATCCTCAAGCTGGATTGCCAGCCTATCAGAAGAATGGATGGAACTTGTCTTTGAATGTCACAGTGAGCTCTGGAGCTTTTGCCCTGGATACCAAGACATTGGTGCAGTTTGATGCCAATGCATCCACATATGCCACATATCAAAATGCACCATTCACTACTCTGACACTGGGCAACTACCTGGGTGTGCCACGATGGACACTGGTGTCCTTGGGCACAGTGTTCTTCTATCTGAGCACTGTGGATAATAGCATATACACTAAGACACCAGTGAAAATGCAGACACTCACAGTGCCGGTGACATCTTATGCTGTGTGGATAACCACAGACACTGTGAATTGGCCAGTGAGCTCACTGTATGTGCAGCCGGTGTACTAACGTGGCAAAATGCACAGTAAAGTAAAGTAAAACCCCGAATAACAAGTTCCTAGAATTTTGTAAAAAAATTTTGCCATGCACCTATAGAGAAAAACCCGCCAGCCTCTATATGTATAAATTCCCGTACTTGTGTCTATATGCCCGTCAGTGTTTCTGAAACACGTCAGTGATTCTGAAACGGGTGTTTATTTCTGATGGGTGAGATAGTATAACAACACGATGCATGTCACTATGACTATCACAGGATGACTATGAGCTTTGTCCATGCACCAGTCACACACCTTGCATATGCCATTGAATGCAGCCAACAATAGCCATGCAATGACCAATGCTACACAGACGTTAGTTACGGTCAATGATGTTAACATACCAAGGCAATGGCTTGTCATTGTAGGTCACTTGAGCAGGTGTTGCAGCATCCACATCACCAAACCATTTGTGCTCACCTTCCACATACTTGTCAATGCATTTGCGACGCGTTTCAAAGTACTGTTCAGCTGACAAGGTCATTGTACCTCCTCATGGCTGCATCAATGCTAGTGCAAGTCCAACCAGTAATGCCCCACAGGCTAGATCCTGGATAGGTCTCTGCTGGCTCAATGCTCATGCCACCCATGACGTATCCATTGTGCCGTCCAATCTTCACCACCTCATAGTTGTTCAAGCTCGAACCTTCTCGAGTCTGTTGAAAGATGGCTCGTGCACCTTCACGCTTCAATTGCGTATATGTAAAGCCTTTCTTTTTGAACTGAGTGGGTATCACTTTGTATTCTGTTGTTGTTGTATTCATCATGTGCCAATTGTACAGGATTAGTAATGCGCAGTCAATAACAAACTCAATGCAGCCACCATCATGCCTAATGCAATGTATTCCATTAGACTGTCTCCGCATGATGCATCACTGCACCCTCTGACACATAGCTCTGTAACAAATGCTCCACAAGCTCTCTTAGCGTACCTGACTCATACTGACCCTCTGCCTCTGAAGCCAAGGTGCCATCAATGGCAATGAACCTCTTGTGATTCTTCTTCACAATGCTCACCCGCTCTTCAGTCACACGGTACACATGAAAGGGATTCTTATCACCTTTGCAATACTTGCTCTTGTACTTCTTCACCATGCTAGCAGCCTTCTCATCCAGAGACGTACGAGCATATCCTTTGTTCTTCACTTTCTCTACCTTCAAGCCAAATGATTCAGCTTTGCTCTTGAAGTGTTTGTTATGGTATTGGTTCACATTGCAATCAACGACGTTGGCCACATTGTTGGCATAATGCACCATCTCATGAATGATGGTCTCACAAATGTCTTCTACTGAACGCTTCAAGGTATCAGCAGTAATATTAATCTCAGGCAGAGTCTTCTTGCCATCTTTCCAGCGCCCTTGCCAATACCATCCATAGTAGCTCTGACGTCCGCGGTTAGGGATAAGCGTGAATACTGGGTTGTCCAATTGGGTATCGAGCTCTGCATTGAAGAACTCAAATGCTTCTACTAGTTTGTCTGTTACTGCGCCTGTGATGTTGGTTGTGTTACTCATTGATTAGTGTCTCCTTAGTCTTAGTATGGCTGACTTCATCTCGTGCATCAAGCATAGCGTCAGCGTATCGGTATGCTTGTGCTGCTACCCACTTGGGGGTGGCTTCACCGTCAATCAATCTCTGCATGGCCAGTGCTGCGAAGATGTCTCGCAACTCACCACGCGTATCAAATTCGTGTTTGTGCTTCATGTTAATATTTGTATGGGTATGTGATGGTGTTAAGCTTATTGATGGCTCGATCAAACTGATCCATCAACTCACTCTTAGACCACATGGGATGTAACCCACGCATACCCTCTAGGTTGTTAGAATAGTCGGTCATGTTCTGCGCGACCATTCGCTTGAGGTTAGTAAGAGTACTGATAGTCGTACCCAAAGCGTACGCTGTCGTCTCTTCCGTTGTTGCTGCTACTTCATTCATCATACTAGTAGTATATGGGCAAGTTGGATTCAAAGCAACTATGAAATTACCTTCCAAATGAAATATGTGATGCTAGCATAGATGGCCAATGCTACAAGGTTAGCTAACACATTCAGTAAGAACTGTATAAACTTATCAGGCCCCTCGTTCATCTTCTTCCATCTCCTTCCAGAATTCAGCTAATAGCTTCTCTTGCAACAGCTTCTGTTCCTTTTGTTGCAAATACTCTTGTATAACTTGTTGTTGATCATACTCATCTGCACCAGTTAACTTGCGGGCTACCCAACTCATATGACTCCACATCCTTCATACTTGAGCAAAGCATTGTAGAACAAGCGCTGTATGTCCTTGATAGTCATACACCTATCAATGGCTACAATGAGCTTGCGTTTATCTGCAGTGGGTATATCACTGTCCTGTATAGAACAAATGAGCGATCCCTTGAGCTCCCTTGGTTCTCGCACGGATAATACAGTGTCTTCGAATGCTCTTAACTTGCTGGTCATCATTAGTCTCCTATATGGTAGCACATCTCTACCTTGATGTGTTGATCATCAAGCTTTTCAACAGCACTCACTGTCGAATAGCCACCGAACTTATTGAAGCGAGCAGGATATAACCTGTTGAGCGCTCTATGGATACGACCCTGATCGTAAGGTCCATAGAAGGGCACCTTATAGAAGGAGTGATCGTAGTAGGCAGACTGCTTCTCGCCACCCAACGATTCACGCTTCTCCCACTTGATACCACCCACAGCGGGCTCAGTTACATTGCGCCATTCACCAGTGTTATCATCATACATCTCGTAAGTTACTGTTCGGTTTTTCATCATACACATATTGTAGGTGATTGTTGGGTAAACGTCAACTATCAAATTGCTTCATGTAAGTTATGACTGCCTCTTGTAGAAGTCTGCACAACTCTTGCAAGCTGGTACTGCACCTAAAATAGGGTTAGGGATGGTGGTGGTGGCTTTGTTGGTGCATTTGAGGAAGTACATGCATGTATCCTTCTTCTTGTATTTCTTTACTGCTTGTTTAATCATCATTTGTTCTTTCCTTCCATGTCTGCATACCACTTGGACTGAGCCAAGCACTCTGCAATGGTAGGCTCCTGCCAATATAAGGTATTGAAGCCCATGATCCACACATTGACTCCTGGCTTCTTCACCCCTCTCATGACCACTTCACCTGCAGGATGCTGTTCACAAGCATCAGTTACAACTGCAATGAATCCATCTTTCACAGATCCACTCACAGTATATCCCACCCTCTTGGCTTCCTTCAAGTATGGTCTGAGCACTTGAGTGGTCATCATCTTGGGGAAGAATTCGTGCTTCTGTTTTGCTTTTGTTTTCATCATCCTCCTATTATGGCTGAATTCTGAGTTAGGTCAACTCCTCATAATTGAATGAGTGCACTAGCCATCCTGTCTCTTCTGAAATGAGCTCTGCACCATCATCAATTACATTAAAGTTATCATCTACTTCGAAGATGAGCTCTTGAGGCAGATGGGTGCAATCTTCTGGTGGGCTCATGGTATCATAAACGATGCTGTATACTCTGATCTTCATTTAGCGCAATCCCCCTACAGTATACATGTCTTCATACATACTGAAATGACTTCTGAGAGCTTCTGTTGCTTGCTTCAGAGCCATGGGGTCATTTTCTAGCAAGAAGCTTCTGATCTTTGTATCCGTTACTATGACGGTTAATGCTTTGACAAGTTGATCAGTGTCTCGATTCATTTGCTTTGCTCCTTGCGCTTCTCAATCATTTGAATGATGCGATCCACATTGCTGTCGATCGTTTCAATGCGCCGTCTGAAGGTTTCCCAGACAGGGCTTTGCACATCAATCTCATTCCCAATGTACTTGAGTCCGTTGATGATGTTTTCGATTGTATACGCTACCGTCATTTCGCGTTGGCTGAGTTCGTTATCATTTATCATACTAATATTATGGCTGAATTCGCGTTTGGGTCAACTCTAAAGTTTACCAGTGCATCCCACATATTCTCTGTTCAATGCATCATAGCTGGTGTGCACAAAATGGTTGCCTGTTTTCCTGTACACTTTGGAACAGATGGAATGATCACCTTGGCTCCATCCATAATTCACATGGAAGTCCTTGCGTGTTAAACAATCTGCACCATACCGCTTTTTGAGCAGTTTATCGTGCGCTTCAATGAGTCCTTTGCGTGTGAATCTCATAGATATGATAGCTTTCTTTGTTTGATCTCTTCCAGAATATCTTCTCTGAATACTTCCAAAGAGCATTGAATGAGATCTTCTAATGCTTGTTTCCTTTGGGTAATGGGGTAGTCATGCAACTGATCCAACTGATCATCTGCCCACCGCTTCACCAACTCCTTATAGAAGGAAACTACATCTGTTTGTGTGTATGGTTTGAATTTATTCATATATGCTCCTTTAGTCATTCAGTAACATTCTTGCAAAGTCCTTAACATTCTCTAATTCATTATAGAGTTTCTTATATTGGACTTTATCCAATTGATATACCTCATTCAATAGTTTGCTGCATTCTTCTAACTTTGTTTTTGCTAATTTGGTTTCTTTATTCATCATACTCCTATTATATGGGAAATTGAGATTTGGTCAACTTCAAATTACAGTTTCAATACTTCCATCACTTTCAATTTTATATCTATTACCATCTTCCTCTAAATGTCTGCAATAAACCATCCCATCATCCTTATCGATATGCACTACAATTTCATCACTACCTTCACTACCTTCAAATATATAACCTACCTTCAATTTGCTTTTATTAATTTTCATTTTTATATTATATTTGGAAGTTTGGGTTTAATCAATATAAACTTCAATCCCACCATCCTTTTCAATTTCATATCTATCCCCATCTTCTTCTAATTTATGCACAAACACCTCCCCATATTCTAAATTGATAGAAGTAATAATTTTATACCCCTCCCAATCCTCAAATACATATCCAACCTTCAAATTATTTTTATCTATTTTCATTTTCTTCATTTTTATATCATGGCTGAATTTGCTTATTTTTTCAACACCAAAACATCACTTTTCTCAAATATAATTGTGGGTCCATTTTTCACATTCACATTATACAAACTACCATCCCATACAGCATTAAAAATAGTGCCCTTTTTGAATGTTTCAGTTCTGATGTAGCCTTTATAATAGGTATCAGTTTTAGTATCTTTTCTTAATTTAATTTTCATAATCATATTATAATGGATTTGGCAGTTTGTTCAATACAAAACTTACTATATTTTGTTATGGACCAAATCTGCAATTCCTTTATACTATATGGATAAGTTAGGGACAGCAGCACCATCTTAAAAATTAAGAGAGGAGAGGGGGACTCTGGACCGCTACTTTACGCGTAAAGTTGTTGATTATGAACAGTCGTTGGATTGTTGTGAATCAACAAACTACAAATGCTATTGTAGTATCAAGTAGTTACAGTATGGTAGGGAGTATCAACCATTTAGCAAACCCCAATTATGAAGGAGTTACAAAAGTGTTACTTTTTCTTAAAAAGATCTATAATCTTAAAGCCAAGCCACAAGATGCCAAAGCATACAAAGAAGAAAGGCACAATGCCTGCAGCCAGCACATCCATTGCGATACTAAGCATAACGTTTAGCCAGCTCCAGTTCTATCCAATCATTGAAGTAATCGTACACACACTGCAATCGGTCTTCAAGGGTATCTTTGGATGAGGTTATATGATAGTACATGCCCAGGGCGTGTTTTATGTCAATCTTGTCCACAATGGAAGCAACGA